TGGTCGCGTGGTATTAATGCTCACACCGAAAACGTTGCCCAGTTGGGTTACGGTGCTGATGGTGGTGAGACATATTGTAGAGACATGACGGTTTATCAGTTAAGCCGTGACGGTATGAAACCATCCAAAACTCCTACGAACATTGAGTCGCCAGGTGTTGACGGAATGGAAGTTATTCGTGCCTATCGTTTCTATGATTCATGGCCTTCCGCGATTTCCGCAATCGATCTCTCCTACGAGTCGAACGATCAGATCGAAGAGTTTACAGTTGAATTCCAATTCAACTACTTTGAAGTTACAAAGAACTCTTTACAGAACTGATAAATAGTATTGATTAGAAATACTATTACAAGATGACTCAACTATTTGGATTTTCTATTGAGGCTAGAAAAAAGCAGGGGAAGGTATATTCTCCTGCTCCTCCAGATAGTGATGACGGCACCTCAGCAGTAGCTGCAGGTGCCTATTTTGGTCAATATCTAGACCTTGATGGCGTAGGAAAGCATAACAACGATTTTGAATTCGTTCGTAAATATAGGGAGATTGCGTTACATCCCGAGACTGATTCCGCGATTGATGACATCATCAACGAATCAATTAGTAGCGATTTAGATTATGCACCTGTAGAGATTGAACTCTCAAATCTTGCAGCAAGTGATAAAATTAAAAAATCGATTAGGGACGAGTTTAAACATATCATTCGTCTACTAGATTTCGATAAGAGAGCACACCAAATTTTCCGTCGTTGGTATATTGACGGTAGAATTTTTTACCATAAACTTATTGATTTTGAGAAACCAGAAGAAGGCATTAAAGAACTGAGATATATTGATGCACTCAAAATTAAAAGAGTAAGAGAAGTTAAAAAAGACAGACTGAGAGGAACCGAACTCGAAGCTGGTTTAAAATTAGATTACGGAGAAACTGTAGATTACTATGTTTACTTCCCAAAAGGATATAAAGGTAGTGACAACCAAGGAATCAAAATTGCCGCTGATGCAATTTCTTATGTTCCTTCTGGTGTTATGGACCATAACAGAAATATGGTTCTTTCGTATCTTCACAAAGCAATTAAATCGGTTAACCAACTGAGAATGATTGAAGATTCTTTGGTGATTTATAGAATCTCCAGAGCACCTGAAAGAAGAATCTTCTACATTGATGTTGGTAACTTGCCTAAGATGAAAGCGGAACAATATCTCCGCGAAGTCATGGGTCGTTATCGTAATAAACTAGTCTATGATTCTTCGACTGGTGAGATGAGAGATGATCGCAAGCATATGAGTATGCTTGAAGACTTCTGGTTGCCTCGTAGAGAAGGTGGTCGTGGTACTGAAATCACAACTCTCCCAGGTGGACAGAACTTAGGTGAACTAGAAGACGTTAAGTATTTCCAGAAGAAACTCTACAAGTCTTTGAATATTCCACTCTCAAGATTGGAACAGGAATCTTCATTCACAATTGGTCGTTCTAATGAGATCACCCGTGACGAACTTAAGTTTGCAAAATTTGTTGGTCGTCTCCGTAAGCGTTTTTCAGAACTCTTCCATGACATCCTGAAGACTCAGCTTATCCTCAAGGGTATTGTTACTCCTGAAGATTGGGATGAACTAAAAGAAGACATCCAATATGATTTCATCTTCGATAATCACTTCACTGAACTGAAGGAAATGGAGATGTTGACTGAACGCATTAATGCAGTCAACCTCTGCGAACCATTCCTCGGTAAGTACTACTCCGTAGATTATGTCCGCAGACAAATTCTGAAACAGACTGAGGATGAGATTGAAGAGATTGATGCTCAGATTGCAAAGGAAAAAGAAATGGGTATCATTCAAGACCCAATGGCAGCAATGGATCAGATGGGAGGTGCTGCTCCTGAAGAGGGTGGTGAAGCGCCACCTGAAGGTGGTGGAGGTGGTGATTTAGATTCATCATTCTCCTCTATGATCTCTCCTGACGACTACGGTAAGGGGAATATTTGATAAATAATATTTGTAATACATAATATTTGGTATGGAAACTGAAGTTGATCAACCCGTGGGTAATGTAATTGACGATATCCTGAACAAGGATCACGTTAATGCAAATGAAAAAATTTATAATGCGCTATACGGGAAGAGCTCTGAATACATCACCGCGAGAAAAGCTCAGATTGCTAAAACCATGTTCAATGGTCCTGATCAAGAGCAACCCGATGTGGATGCTTACGATGAGGTAGAACCCATTGTTCAAGTTGATGATAGTGAAGATACTGAAGCTACTGCTGAAGAACAACCAGAAGAACAACCATGAAGCTCATTGCAGAAGAAATTATCGACGTTTCATTCCTAACGGAAGAAAACAACGGTAAGAAAAATCATTTCATTGAGGGTATCTTTCTCCAAGCGGAATTAAAAAATCGCAATGGGAGAATGTATCCCATTTCGACTCTGCAAAGAGAAGTTGCTAACTATAACGAAAGTTATGTTACTAAAGGTCGCGCTCTTGGTGAACTAGGTCATCCCGATGGCCCTTCAATTAACCTAGATAGAGTATCCCATAAAATTGTTTCACTGGAACAAAAGGGTAATAATTTCATCGGTAAAGCTAAACTCTTAGAAACCCCAATGGGGAGAATTGCCAAAAATCTTCTTGAAGAAGGTGTAAAACTTGGTGTTTCATCTAGAGGTCTTGGTTCTATTGAAAGAAGAGGTGACACGAATGTCGTCAAAGACGATTTCATGTTGTCCACTGCTGCGGACATTGTTGCCGACCCTTCTGCCCCTGATGCTTTCGTTGAAGGCATTATGGAAGGTAGAGAGTGGGTGTGGAATGACGGTCTCTGGAAAGAGTCTGATATTGCCGCTGTTAAAGAGTCCATTGATAACTCATCGATGAACGATCTTACGGAAAAGAAACTCAAAGCATTTGAGAATTTACTCCGTAACTTCCAAGTCTGATAAATATTATAAGAAAATACTATACTTTCCAAGAGGATTTTCCAATGTCTGTTGAAAAAGAGATCGAAACTCTAGAAGAGCAGAATCCAGTTACCGCAAATGCGAACGCTGGAGATAAAGCTCCTAAAAAACTAGAAGGCGAGACTCCAGGTAACTCAACTTCCGTCGCGAATTTGGGTGGTCCTGTCGTCAAACCCGATGACACCGCCTCCATCGGCAAAAAAGCTGCCGCTGCTCAGGCTCATGAGGGTGATAAGTCCCTCAAAACCAAACCTTCCGCCGCTTCCGCAAAAATGGAAGAGACCGAAGTAGAAGAAGAAGTCGTCGCTGAGAAGACTGAAATCGAAGTTGATGTTAAGGCTGATGTTGAAGCCCTGCTCAACGGCGAAGAGTTTTCCGAAGACTTCAAATTTAAGGCTGCCACAATCTTTGAAGCTGCCGTTAAGGCCAAGATTGTTGAGCAAGTCGAAAAGTTTGAGGGTATCTACGAAGAGAAACTTGCAGCTGAAACTGCAACTCTCAAAGAGTCCATGGAGGCTCGCGTTGATGCCCATCTAGATTATGTTTCCGAACAGTGGGTCAAAGAGAACCAACTCGCCATTGATTCGGGTCTTCGCAATGAAATCACTGAAGAGTTCATCACTGGTTTGAAGAACCTCTTCACTGAAAGCTACATTGAAATTCCAGATGATAAATATGATGTGCTCGAAGGTATGACCTCTGAGCTTGATGAAATGGAAACAAAACTCAATGAACAAATCGAAACTAACGTTGAGCTAAATCAGAAACTCGGAACTTATATTAAAAATGGAATCGTAAGTGACGTATCCGAGGGTCTTGCTCACACACAAAAAGAAAAGTTCGCCTCCTTGACTGAAGGTGTTGAGTTTGATAGTGAAGAATCTTTCCGTGAAAAAGTTGAGACAATTAAGGAAAATTATTTCCCTAAGTCTCAGATCACACACAATGAAGATCTGGTAGAAGAAAAACAAGAAGATCTTGTCGAAGGACCAATGGCAGCCTACAAGGCAGCGATTGATCGTTGGAAATGATCTCCGCATAAATAATTACGGATTCCTAACTTAACAAAAAATCAAGGAGTACTAACAAATGTACAATTCGGAAAAACTTCAGGAGAAGTGGACTCCAATTTTGGAGCACAACGGCCTGGAAAACATCAAAGATAATCACAGAAAAGCTGTTACGGCTATTCTTCTAGAGAACCAAGAGAAGTTCTTGCGTGAAGAGCGTTCGATCCTGTATGAGGATCCAACCAACTCTGCAGGTACTGGTGGTTTCTCTGGTAGCGCTACCGCTGCTGGTCCTGTTGCTGGTTTCGACCCTGTTCTGATCAGCCTGATCCGTCGTTCCATGCCTAAGTTGATGGCATATGACATTGCTGGTGTTCAGCCAATGTCTGGTCCTACTGGTCTGATCTTCGCAATGCGTGCTCACCGTGGTACTGACCGCGATGGTAACGGTGCGACCCCTAACGTATTCAACAACGAAGCATTCTTCAACGAGACTCCAACTGGTTTCTCTGCTGCTGGTGGTGCTTACAGTGCTGCAACTGGTGAGAACGCAACTAACCCTGCTGTTCTTAACGCCGCTTCACCTGGTGACTATGCCCGCGTTCAGGGTATGAACACTGGAACCCTTGAGGGTCTTGGTGACGGTTCTGCTTTCCGCGAGATGTCATTCTCGATTGAGAAAGTCACCGTTGAAGCAAAAGCTCGCGCTCTGAAAGCTGAGTACAGTCTTGAACTTGCTCAGGACCTGAAAGCAATTCATGGTCTTGATGCTGAGACTGAACTCGCCAACATCCTCTCGACTGAGGTTCTTGCTGAGATCAACCGTGAAGTCGTTCGTACCATCTACACCGTTGCTAAGCCTGGTGCTCAGAACAACGTTGCTAACGCTGGTTCATTCGACCTTGACGTTGACTCGAATGGTCGTTGGTCCGTTGAGAAGTTCAAAGGTCTTATCTACCAGATTGAAAGAGATGCTAACGCGATCGGTCAAGAGACTCGTCGCGGGAAGGGTAACTTCATCGTCTGCTCTGCTGACGTTGCAAGTGCTCTGAACATGGCAGGTGTTCTCGATTACACCCCTGCACTCTCCACTTCTGGTGCTCCTGACGACACCGAGTCCACCCTTGCTGGTGTTCTTAACGGTCGTATCAAGGTCTATGTTGACCCATATTCTGCTAACATTGCAGATGACCACTACTACGTCATGGGTTATAAGGGTTCTTCTGCATATGATGCAGGTATCTTCTACTGCCCATACGTTCCTCTCCAGATGGTTCGTTCCATCGGTCAGGACACCTTCCAACCAAAAATTGGATTCAAGACTCGTTACGGTATGGTTGCTAACCCATTCGCTGGTGGTACAACTCAGCGTTCCGGCGCACTCACCGCTAACGATAACGTCTACTATCGTCGCACCAGAGTTCTCAACCTCATGTGATTCTGGTTCACATATTTACAGAGGGTCTACGGACCCTCTTTTTTTATGTCTAAATAGTTAGAAAAACTACCCATGGCTGCAAATTTTATTGACAATCCAAACTGTCCGCAGAATTTTCTGTCTGGCGTTGGATTTCAATTTCAGTTAACAAAGTATCCACAAGTAGCTTTTTACTGTCAGTCTGCTAATGTTCCTAGTTTAAATTTAGCAAACACAGTTCAAGCAACCAGGATGAATGCAATTCCCCATCCTGGAGATGAGATTAACTTTGGTGATTTGCAGTTAAGATTTTTGGTAGATGAGAAGTTAAAAAATTATGGTGCAATTCACAATTGGATTCGTGGATTAGGTCATCCAGAATCAGGTAATGATTATAATGAGTATCTGGTTGGTGAGGACTATGATGAGAAGACTTACTCTGATGGTACTCTGTTCATTCTTGATTCCAACTTCAGAAGAAAGTTTGCTGTAAAATTTAAAGATCTATTTCCAGTAACTCTTAGTGATTTAACATTTGATTCTACATACACAGATACGGAATATTTTGCTGCTGATATAACTTTTAAATACACCATTTACGAAATTGAAGATCTAGAAACATCAACTAAACTATCAACAATTACGGCACCATCAGTCAGTATTAATGCTGCTAATGCTGCACCAGTGTTGAATGAGTCTTTGGTTCTAAATTATGCCTCGTCCAATGCCAGATTCCTTACAATTGATAATAGTATTGGTGTTGTAAATCCAGACAACGGCACTATTACTATCGATTATGCAGATCTAAAAACAAGAGCTGTTGCTACTGGATCTCAGGATAGTATTACATTCACAATTACCGCGACTGGATTTAATGGTGCTTCCATAACCGATTCTGTTGCAATTACTTTACCAGGTGAATCGGTATCCACTAGTGTTAATAGAGTGTGTATTGCAATTATTGATGAATCCGACTCACAAGATTTTGCTGTAATGGCAGGAAGATGGGCACAGTTTAGAGCTAATTTCCCCAACAGAACTTTTTATCTACTTCGACCACATCAGGGAGGTAGTGATGATTCCATTACTAGACTAAGAGTTCCTGCAGCATTCTTGGAAGAGACCGATCCAAACACTATAAACATCTGATAAATACTAATAAACGTGTGAGTTCATGTCCTTTTACAACACACCTGTTCCTGTAGGAAATCATACTATAAGTACATTTTTTCCTTCGTATCCCCCTGTACAGGGAAACATTGGAACGAATCCAGCTGGCTGGACTTTTCGTACTGGATATGTAGCACCTTTTAGAAGTTTTGATCAGCAAGTTGTTAATTCGAGTTGGATCTTAGGACCATATTGCAGAAAACTTGATGGTACTTCTGGAAGAGTTGTTATTGACCAAGCATCTGGAGGTGTTGGTTTCGTACAACAATGTTGGTATGATTATCCAAGATCACCATTAGAACCGTATGAAGAAAATAGTGAGTGGTGGGCAAAATGCGGAAAGGTAAGAATTACAGCTAAAGACCAGATGGTTGCAGAAAATCCAAATATTACTATTGAAGTTGCTATTAGTAATTATCAGGATGGTTCAATTAATTTGTTTGAACCACCAACATATGTGGGATTATTTTTCTTCAGGTGGATCAAATTAATTGATCATGCAATCAGAGGTGGAACATGCGGAACTGGTACTGATAGTCCAGAAGATCCAAATCCTGGTTTCCCAAGTAGTACCACAATGGGTAAAAAATCACCAGGAATATGGTCTGATGTTGGTTCTTTAATTGGTGGTGCTCTGGGTGGGTTGAAGGCTGCTCTAGGCGGTGGTTCTAATGGTCCCGTGGGAACTTTAATTGGTGATGTAACAAGTGGTGCTAATACTGGTCCAGGGGGTCCTGGTGGTGAATTGTCATCACCAAATTTAGACAACACTCTACTTGGTTGGTTAGGAGATTCCGCAACTGCCTTGGGTGATGTTATTAACAATCTTGCCTCCTACACAGCAAGTTTGGCGTCAGAAAATCAAACAAAAAAAGACGAAGGAGCAAAAAAAGTTGCTGGAATTCTTGGAGCTGTTCCTCAGGCTGCAGATTTGTTTATTAATGGTTGGTTTGTACCCAACTTTAATTTTATGAGCAATCCAAATGCAAATGGTTCTGCTGCAAATCCACATCAGTGGAGACCATCTAATGCAGACCAAACAAGATATGCGAGTTATCTTGCTTCAAGTTTGGGACAAAATGATGGTACATATGTAAATGGTGTTCCAAAAACTACACCAACCAATCCAGACACAGGTCAACCTGATTGGGGTTGGTTCTTAACGATGTTAAATCGTGGTGACACTACTGCTCCTACTGTGGATACAACAACAAATGAAATTATAATTAAAGAAAATTATGGTTTTGGTAGAGGTGGTTCTATTGCATCTACTGATACTTTCTTGGATAGTGTAGAGGCTTCGTTTGATAAACAAACTGCAGACTCTCTAGGTGTTCTTCTTGATATGTCTCCTGCTAATTCATTTTTTATAGCAACAGTTCTACCAATTGTTACTCTAGAAATTGTTGGTCAAACAATTAAAGTCAACAAAG